GAAAATAATGACTTCCAACGACCTCTCATTATTGAAGGGCAAAGAATCTAAGTATCTAATGAATAGTCTGTACAGACGTTGGGAAGAAGATTTTACAGACGAGGATACTGGGGAAGCCGTAACTATAGAACGAAAAGAACTTATTATTTCTAAGGGCGAAGAATTAAACGATGAGAATTTTCAAACCATAGAATTCTTTATCAAGAGTGGGGAACTTAACATTGAAGATGTACGATTAAGTTCAATACAACGCACTGCAGATGCTGTATTAGGCAACAGTACTATATGGATAGCGGTAGTGGAAATCTCTCGAAAAAAAAGAACGTTCTACCTATATGCTAACAGCATAGATGTAGCAAGGGTAATTATAACTGACTATATCGAACAAAATTACATTGGGTTTTATGAAATAAAATCACTCAAAGAGCATCAGTATTTTACCCTTGTATCGTTGGCAAAGAAAAACAGCGATGAGGAGCAAAATAAGTTCTATCAGATAGAGGTAGAAATAATGGTAAATAAAGAATCTTACCCAATGCGCTTTTTAGTTAAAGCACCTAATGCAGAAGAAGCAAAAGTACTAAGCGAGGCGTTTTATGAAACTTATATGCGAGTGTCTGATGAGGATAAAGAATTACCTCCTTACACAATGACCTTACTGTCAGCAAAAACGCTGAATGTAGAGGCGGTAATAGACCACCAGTTTTGCAAGGAATATATAGATAAAAGTAAAGAAACATTGTAGTTTTATCCATTGTGTACCCCGATAGGCAAGCACTCACGTTCGAGCCGTGAGCGGGGGCTAAAAACAACCCGATTTGAAAGGAGATTGAGCGCGCGGCAATCTAATTCAAATCTCTAATTTCAAATCAAAATGAATGAGTATCAGAAATTCCTAAAATCAAAGGAACGAAAAGTAGCCGAAGCGGGTTTTGAACTTCCTGACGAAAAACTAAACCCTAACCTATTCGACTTTCAGCGTTACATTGTAGCGAAAGCCTTAAGAATGGGGCGTTATGCCATATTTGCCGATTGCGGACTTGGAAAGACCCTAATGCAATTGGAATGGGCACACCAAGTAAGCAAGCATACGCAAAAGCCTGTAATAATACTTTGCCCTTTGGCAGTAGCCTATCAAACCATACAAGAGGGGCAAAAGTTCGGTATTGAGGTACAAAAATATGACGACAGCGAACCATTACAAGGCGTGTATATCAGCAATTACGATCAGCTGGATAATATCAATACTGCTCAATTCGTAGGGGTAGTGCTTGATGAAAGTTCAATACTGAAGAATTTCACTGGTAAGTACAAAAACCAACTCATCAAAGAGTTCAAAAACACCCCTTACAAGTTGTGTTGTACGGCTACCCCAAGTCCTAATGACTTGAATGAAATAGGCAACCACTCCGAGTTCCTTAACGTATTAGATGCGCAAGATATGCGTGCTAAGTGGTTCGTGCGTGATGAGGGTATGAATAACTACCGATTAAAAGGACACGCCACTAACGATTTTTACGGCTGGATTAGTTCGTGGGCTACTATGCTTACCAAACCTTCGGATATAGGCTTTAAGGCTGAAGGGTATGAGTTGCCTAAACTCAATTACATCGAAAAGGAAATACAGACAAAAAAGCGTGACAATGGTATGCTTTTCAATCCTTATTCGGTAAGTGCTACCGAGTTCCAAAAAGAATTGCGAAACACCCTCGACCAACGCATTGAGGCAGTAGCCCAGATAGTAAATAATTCCAATGAGGCTTTCATCGTGTGGGTAAATCAGAATGAAGAAGAAAAAAAGGTACTTGAACTCATACCCGATGCCATAGCAGTAAATGGTAGCGAGAAAACAGAAACCAAAGAAAAAAAGTTAATAGGATTTGCTAATGGTGAATTTAGGGTGCTGGTAACAAAGAAGAAAATAGCCCAATTCGGTATGAACTTTCAGAATTGCCACAACCAAATATTCGCAAGTCTTGACTTTTCATTCGAGGGTACATACCAAGCGGTTAGGAGGTCTTATCGCTTTGGACAAACAAAAGAAGTAAATATCTATTTTATTACAACAGACACAATGGAGAACGTTAAACAAACAAGAGAGCGCAAAGAACAACAATTTAAGGAAATGCAGGCTCAAATGAATAAATTCATCAATGGCAACGCCTTCGGGCTACTCAACTCCTACGAGTTTAAAGAGGTAAAAACGCCTAACTATTGGCTAATGAAGGGTGATAGTTGCATAGAGATTAAGCGCATTCCTGATAACTCGGTAGATTTAATCATATTTAGCCCCCCGTTTAGTTCCTTGTTTACCTACTCAAACTACATTCACGATATGGGTAACAATGAAAGCCACGAGGACTTTTTTAAGCAATATACATTCCTTTTGCACGATTTGTATAGAATATTGAAGCCTGGCAGGCTAATGGTTTGCCACACCAAAGATTTAGCGGTATATAAGAACTCAAGCGGATATACGGGGCTGTATGACTTCACAGGCGACCACCATAGAGCAGTGGAAGCGGTAGGTTTTAAATACCACTCAAAGGTGAATATTTGGACTGACCCCGTATTAGAAATGCAGCGCACCAAAACGCAACGCCTGCTATATAAACAGCTTCGCAAAGATAGCAGTTATACAGGCGTTGGACTGCCTGAATATTGTACCATATTTCGCAAGTGGGAAGGTGATGAGGAAAGTTGGACACCGATAAACAACAAGAATAAAGAGAATTTTCCATTAGATGTTTGGCAACATTGGGCGTCTCCTACTTGGAATGTAGAGAAGGGCGATATTGAACACCTTCACGAAGTAATGGAAGATTACAAGGTCAATACGTGGTTTGATATTAAGCGCACAGATGTACTCAACGGAAAGAAAGAGGCTACTGATTTAGGTGATGAAAAGCATATTGCCCCGCTACAATTGTCAGTTATTAAGCGTTGCGTGCAGATGTGGAGCAATAAGGGTGAAACGGTATTTACCCCCTTCTTAGGGATAGGCAGCGAAATATACGAAGCAGTTAGTTTAGAACGCTATGGTATAGGGATAGAACTCAAAGATAAGTACTTTGAAACCGCTGTTAAGAATGTGAATACAATAACAGAAAAACAACGACAATTAACCTTATTCTAATATTTCATTCATTTGTCTCCCCTTGTCTTTGGCGAGCGTTATTATTTGGCGTGCCATTGTCCAGAGAGCAAGTCAAGGGCAAGGGGAGTTTTTTTTAACAATAAATATGTAACTATGAAAGATACATTTATTCTAAAGACTAAATACGGAAGTGTGGTCAATAAATTGTCAGACAAGCAGGCAGGCGTTCTTTTCAAAATGTTATTCGAATATGTGGAGAACGGGGCAAACGCAGGCTCAACAGATGAGAAAGTTGAAATGGCTTTTGAGTTTATAAAGTTAGATTTAGATGCTTTTTCTGAAAGTTATCAAAAAAAAATAGCAGAACGTAGTGAACAAGGTAGATTAGGAAATCTCAAGCGTTGGAATAAGGAATTGTACAACAAGGTTTTATCAGAAGAATTAACATTGTCAGAAGCGGAAGAAATCGCAGAAGCGACAAAAAAATCGGGTAGCGATAAAAATATCTCCAAGCGACAAAAAAATCACGAAGCGATAAATTCATCGCTTAATGTAAATGATAATGATATTATTAAACAAACAAACAAACAAACGCACACGCACGAGGAAAAACCAAAAACCGAAAAATCAACCTTAAAAGCCTATGAAGATTTTAAAGGAGATGCTATCGCGCTGGCGGGCTGGTTGTCGAAACGTTGGAATGACGCTAAAAGACATTACAACGTTGGGGCAATAGGTAACGTTGCGATATTGGGTAATGCAAGAATGAACCTTATCGAGGTTGCTAAAAACTACACACAAGGCGAAATAGAATTAGCAATTAAAGGCGTTTTTATTCAGAAAGAGATTTATCCGCAATTCACCCTATCCCCCGATAAAATGTTAGAACCAGACCATTTTAGCACGTTTTACAACGCTGGACTTACAAATACCCAACTTTACAATAAAGAGCCTCAAAAAGGGCGGAAAAGTAGCAAAAACGGGGTAACGCGCAATATTGGTGATTTGTAATTTTGATTTAACAACTAAAATTTTATAAAAATGCTAAAAAATACAATGGATGTTAATGTTGCAATGCGGCGATTGCAATACTTTGTAAATCGAAAAGGAAGTGCTGATGACAAGGTGGCATTCAATTCAGTGTTAAGGTTCATTAACACCTCAATTGAAGATTACCCCGATAAGTACCCGTTGCTATCGAGATTATTTTGCTTTGTATTCCTAAATCGCTATCTATTCGCCAAAGATATTGACGAAAAAGCTACTGCCAGCAGCATATTGGCACACGTACACGAAATCGTTCAAAAACCGCTTGAATTTTGGATAGAGGATATAGCCGAAATTACAAGAAACCTCCGATACGAAGTCGCTTACAAAGACTATGAAATAGCACTAAGAGAGGCTAAAAGAGTAGCAGAAGCTAATAAAACACCCGCAGAAGAGAGCGAAACGTTGGATGATAAGTACAAATCTGAAGATATTTTTCGAATTGTAACAGAAAAGAATGAGATTGTAAAGGAAAAAATGGCTGATTGTGTTGCAGTTTTGCAAAAAGAGTACAAAAAAGAGGAAATAGAGTATTTTATCAAGTCAGAAATCACTAAATTATCGTTACTATGTCAATAAAATTGCAAGAATTAGAAGATGGCGTAGAAGTATCTCCTTTCGATGATTTATGGTTTGAAAGAGAGTATGAGAAGGCATACGTACCACTCGATAAACCGCTTCCTCCGCCTGAAACTCTCATTAGCATCGGAGAGCATCAGTATAAGGGTAATTACTACCCTACAACAGTAATGACAGCAGGTAGTTTCAGCGTAATAGCCGCGCCAAGTAAGAGTAAGAAGACACTGTTTAAAACGCAACTATGCGCCACCTACATTGGCGGAAATGCAGCTTATCGTTTCCCCTTACTACGCACCCACCGCAAGAGTGATGAGTATGTTTTAGATTTTGATACGGAGCAGTCCGACTACTATGCCCAACGTACTTTTAAAGGCGTTGCCGAAGTAGTAGGTACAATATATCCTCAGTACCTAACATTCAAGATATGTCACCTAACCGCTGATGAGCGTGTAGCATTCATTGATAAGGCGTTAGAGCGTTACAAGGGCAAGATGAAAATGGTATTTATCGATGGTATTGCCGACCTGATGAATGATGTAAACAACCTCGAATGGAGTAACCAAATCGTGCATAAACTCATCAAATGGGCAGACCAGTATAAGATACATATATGCACAATTATTCACGTAGCGTATGGTGTAACCAAAGCGACTGGACACTTAGGGAGTGCGGTAACCAAGAAAGCGGAAACAGTATTTTTGCTCAAACCCGATGAGAACAACAAGGATATAGTAGAAGTTGTACCGCAATACACTCGTGGTTATCCATTTGAAGCATTTAAATTTATGGTTGATAGCAACGATTTTACAATATATCCTTACGATGAATTTACAGGTACAATGGCAAAACCAATAGCAATGCAACCTAGTAGTGCGCCAAGAGAACCAACGCAAGAGCGTATCAATAACGCTATACCTATAGCTTCTCCATCTGAAGCGTTTGCAAGGAAAGAACCAATAGACAATGTACCATTTTAAAGACTAAAAACAAATGAATAAAAGCAACAGATTTTTAACAGAATTACGTGCGCGAGGATTACAGATAACCCCTCAAGAAGCACAAAACCTAATGAATATTGCAATTGCCGAACACGATAAAGCAGTAGTAATGCCCGTGCTAAAACGTGAGAAGATAGCCCACTATGCTATCCTTGCCCTATCGTATGCCGATAGCCTCAACGAACTTATGTACGGAATTGATGACACAAAGTTCAGCCACGAATTTAAACGTTCATTCAGGCAGCTTAAACACTTTAGCGGGGAGGCTGTGAAACAGTTTAAGAAAACAATGAAAGACGACAAAGTGCTAATTGACGCTTTTGATTCGTATTCTAACGACTTATCGGAAATGATATACCAGCACTTAGACGTAATTAACGAAGAGCGAAAATAAACAAATACAACAATGAAAAAACAATCACCACAAGAACAAGAAGCAGTCGAGTTATTCGAGTACGCTGCACGCAACCTCATCAAGGAGTTTTGCCGCAAACAAGACCTACAATTCGAATTCGACAATTACGATGTAGGCATAGGTATTATATGTTTATCAGACTATTTTTTCAATATCGAGGATATATACTACGATATGAAGCACAACAAACCTCA